TGGGAAGGCGACTACCGCATTCACATAGAGGGCAGCTACTACGCTCTAGAGATGCTACAGGCTAAGACAGACGGCAAGCTCTGCGCTGTGCCCTATGACAAGTCTGCTGCGGTGGTGACCTCATGGGACCTTGGTATGGCCGACACTACTGTGATTTGGTTTGCGCAGTATATCGGCAAAGAGATCCGAATCATTGACTATTACGAGAACTCAGGCTGCGCTCTAGATCATTATGTGCAAGTGCTCCAAGGCAAGGGATACACCTACGACCAACATATCCTGCCGCACGACGTCCGGGTCAAGGAACTCGGCACCGGCAAGTCTAGGCTCGAGGTGTTGCAGTCTCTAGGCCTCAGCAACGTCATAGTCGCCCCTATGCTCAGCATCGAGGATGGCATACAGCAGGTCCGCTCAATGATCCCGCAGTGTTGGTTTGACCAAGAGCGCTGCGAGCGTGGAATTGATGCTCTGAGGCAGTACCGCCGGGATTGGGACGAGAACGGCAAGGCATGGCGGGGCAGACCTCTACACGATTGGACCTCTCACGCAGCAGACTCCTTCCGCTACCTGGCAGTGGGCTACAAGCCTACACACGTCTGGGGAGCACCTATCCGTCGCAACATCCGAGGGATCGCTTAGTCTGTGTTATACTCATGTCATCGGTACATGAGGACATCACATGGCAGACCCTAGAGATTTAGAAAGAGCCTTTTTTGAAAGACTCCGCAATAGATATCCCGCAGCAATACCTCAACAGATGACCCCTACAGATATGTCTCTAAGAGACAGGATGTCGTCTGGCATTCTTAACATGATGGGTGAGAATACTGACCCGGTTGCAAGGCGTAGAGCGCAAGGAATAATGAGCGCAATGGACTTCGGGCCTGGCGCTGTTGTTGGTGCAGTAGATCTCTTAGATGCTCAAAACGCATACAAGCAAGGCGACATGGCAGAGGCTGCTATAGGTACAGGCACAGGTCTTATGTCTGTAGTGCCTGGGGGTCGCGCAGTAGCTCAGGGCGCTGAGACAATTGGTCGTTCCATCCTGAATAAAGCCAAACCCGCTATAACCCTAACTGATTTACCAAGAGCAAACATAGTTCAGACAGTGCCAAAGGAAGTGAAAACCGCTGAGCGAGTAGGCACAACCGGCGCTTACCGTGGTGCACCTAGAGGTGTAGACAGCGAGGGCAAGCTAAGGTCCATGAGAAAAAGTCTCAGGGATTCTTTATCCAGAGGCACTATTGGTCGTGATTGGTATGAGAAAAGCTCTCGTACAGCCTCCGAGCTTACCGGTGGCCGTGAAGGCTACAAGGATTTGTACTCTGGAACGGTTGCTCTGACATCGGCCGGGGCATCTGTGCCTGCCAACCAGACATTTGCTGTGCGCGGCTTCAATCAAGCAATTACCGGCAATCAAATAGACACAGGAAGATTCCCTACCAATGCTGCGGCAGGCGTTCAAGGAATGTTGTCTGGCGAGCCTACCGAGTTCGGACCTAAGCGTGGACCTTTCTACGAAGCGCTTAACGTGCCTCCTGGTGAAGCTGCGTCCAGGCCTACTAATGATCTATGGATGGCTAGAGCGTTTGATTATAGGACCCCAGAGGGCGAAACCTGGAGTGAAGGATTGGGCGAGGCTCAACACCGTTTCATGGATAAGGAAATCAATAACCTGGTTGATTGGGCTAACGACAATAAGGTAGGTGGGTTCACTAACTGGACGCCAGAAAAAGTGCAGGCATCTATCTGGGTTGACACCAAGGCGCTGTCTGAGGGAACAAGTGTAGACGCAGCAGCCTATGACTTCTCTGACAACCTGCGCCCATTGACGGCTAATATTAACGTAGAGTCTGAGCCTGCTAGAGGACTCATGCATCTTGCCGGGTCCCAAGACAACCCAACATACTCTCAGCTCTTGCAGCAGGGCCAGAGACAGGTTCTCAGCAACGATCAAGGGCAAGACATGATATCCCTTGCTGCGGGTGGACTAACGCGCCAGACAGCCCCAGGATACGGATACTACAAAGGCGTATCAGCTCCTGCCGACACAATCAGGGTAATGGCTGCTCCATCTAGCGGCAGCAATCAGATAGATCCTGCCTCAAGGGGTTTACTAGAAGGTATAGCAGCAACTCAGGGGCTGCTTAGGGGTCAGGAGTCTGTTGGCTATAACTTTGTCAGACCCGGCGGCAAGCTCGTTGAGCGCAATGCTGCAATGGTAGATATTGGTAAGCCCGCAGAGCAGGCGCAAATGCTTTCTGTAGGCGCAAGGCTAGACGAAGAGTTCGGCGGGGCAATCATACCTACCAACACGGACTACGGAATGAATTACCTTGTTGTTGACGATCTCTCTGACTGGGCAAAGTCAAACAAGATAGACCCAAATGATACAGAAGCTGTTGCCAAAGGATGGCAGAATAAACTTCGGCAGATCACAAAGGCAGAGCTAGATGCTAAGCCAGAGTTCGGAGTAAACAGCGGAGACCTGGTGGGATCATTTGAGGCATTCAAGCCAAGCGAATACCTGCCCGCAATAGAAAGATCTGGGGTAACAGGTCTTCTCAGTACAGCGGCACAACAGGCAGCTCCTGGCCTAGAGCAGCTAGATGCCGCCCTAGTTAAGGAATTCCCAGACATTGGTGTTAGGAGTCAGATTCTGATGACGACTCGTCAGGCACTAGCCGAAGGTGGCATTGGTCGCGTTCGAGAGCTTGTGAATCAGGGTATACTTCCGGTGGTGGCCCTTGCTGCAATTGGAACCGCTGCCGTGACTCAGCAACAATCTCGTCGAGACGGCGGTAAAACCGACGGAGTTTAGCCTGGAATAATTCGTCGTGCTCTGGTGTGATCATAGTGTGGCTCCCTTTAGCTGTATGCCGCAAAGTAGGAAATAAATCGCAAGAGCGTGATTATAGGACATAGAAATGGCAATCACAACATACACAGAGCTGAAGTCTACAATAGCTGACTTCCTCAACCGAGACGATCTAACGGCGATCATCCCTACGTTCATCTCTCTAGCAGAGGCCCAGATGGAGCGTGAGGTGCGTCACTACAAGATGCAGAAGCGGTCCGAGGGTCAGATAGACACCAGGTACTCTCAGCTACCGGCAGACTTCCTCGAGCCTGTACGCTTCCACTTGGACGACGGCAGATCATCAAGGCTAGAGCTGCTATCGCTAGACGACATGCTGCAATACCGCATGGACACTAACGACGCCCAGGGCAAGCCACGCTACTACGCTGTGTCAGGTGAGGCTATAGAGGTCTATCCTACGCCCGATACTACCTATAGCGGCGAGCTACTGTACTACGCAGAGCTAGAACAGCTATCAGACTCTAACGCCTCTAACTGGCTGCTAGAGATGTCACCGGATGCCTACCTGTACGGATCGCTGACTCAGTCTGCCCCATACTTGAAGGACGACGCCCGAATGCAGGTCTGGAGTGTGTTATACTCTGGTGCTGTAGCAGGAACTAATTTGCAGAGCGATAAAGCCAAGTCTGGCGGCTCTGGTTTACGATTAAAGATCAGGAGCTATTAGATGAGCTTTACTAACTCGTTCGAGACAGACGTCCTCAACTGGGGACTAACAGCAGGTTCAGTCACACGCCCTACAGCGTGGTATATCGGCCTCTTTACATCTGACCCTACTGACACTGGCGCTGCCGGTACAGAGGTCACAGGCGGCTCATACGCTCGCACAGCGGCCACGTTTACCGTAACAGGTGATACCGCAAGTAACAGCGGCGCGGTAGAGTTTCCTGCTGCTACTGCTGATTGGGGTACAGTGAGCCACATTGGCGTATTCACTGCCTCTAGCGGCGGCACTATGCTAGTCCATGCGGTCCTCACGACTGCCAAGGCTATCGCCACCGGGGACGTCTTCCGTATCCCTACTGGTGATCTGGACATCACGCTAGACTAATGGCGCTGAGAGCCGGTTACGGCACTGGTCCATACAACGTAGCAAGGTATGGCTATCCGCAGGTATATGAGTCCTCCGTAGCAGACAGCTCGGCGGCCTCTGTTACCGTGTCTGGAGTCTACGTTTACGGTGGTGCAGAGTACGATTACAGATTAAGAAAAGGCTACGGTACTGGTCGCTACTCAATCGCTAGATATGGCTATCCTCAATTATGGATAGGAGCATCTGCCGTATCAGTAACCTCAAGCGTTACACAGGCTGACTACGAGCGCGTTAGATTAGGAGGCTCCATTGACTCATCTAATTCTAATGTAACGACAATCGGGGTCAGAGTAAGACTAGGTGACATAACGGACGCTAGCGTGTCTTTAGCAACCGCTCAGGGATTTATGTCTATAGTGGGAGCGGCAGCAGACAGTGCTACAGCTTCAGTAGCAATAAACTATGTTAGAATTAGACCATTCTCTGCTAGTGATAACGCCGGATCACAAGTCGGCACGTTCGCTAGGTACAAATGGATAGAGCAAATAAATGCGTCCGAGACCTGGACGGAATCTGATTACCGAGGTGACTAACGATGGCTGATACAACCACCACAACCTATGGCTTAACTAAACCCGAGGTCGGTGCATCTGACGACACCTGGGGCACCAAGCTAAACACTGACCTAGACTTGCTAGATGATCTGCTAGACGGCACCACGGCCATTGCGCCTAACCTGTCTACGCTGACTATTGCCGGTACTGCGGTAACCTCTACTGCTGCTGAGCTGAACATCCTCGACGGTGCCACCGTCACTACGGCAGAACTGAACATCCTTGATGGTGTTACCTCTACTGCCACAGAGCTTAACCTGTTAGACGGCGTCACAGCCCTGGTCACAGCGACTAGCACTGACACCTTTACGAACAAGACCATCCGAGACACTGTCTACGCTCTGTCAGGCACAGCCTTTGATGCGACCAACGGCGCAGTACAGACCAAGACTCTCGCAGCTAACACGACCTTCACAGACTCGCTAAGCTCAGGTGACGCTATCGTCCTACAGCTCGAAGCAGGCGCTAGTTACACAGTAACGTGGCCTACGATGACCTGGGTGACTTCTGGTGGCAATGTCGCTCCTACGCTGACTGCTAAGGACACACTGGTGTTCTGGAAAGTCTCCTCCGTACTCTACGGTGCATACACTGGCAGCTACGTTTAGGAGTAACGCATGAGCAAATTAACTAAAGCTCTAACAGCGGCTGCGGGTAATGCAGGTGGTGAGTCTCTGTACGTTGAGGATGTCTTCTCGACTTATTTGTATGAAGGCAATGGTTTTTATCCATCTGGTGGAGGACAAACTATTACCAACGGCATTGATCTTGATGGCGAAGGTGGGATGGTTTGGATAAAAGCAAGAAACACTGACAGTAGCCACGGCATTTATGATACTGAGCGTGGCATTAATAAAATGCTTGGTTCTAACTTAACAGCGCAAGAATACACAGATAATGCAATGGTTTCTGCTAATTCTGATGGTTTTACACTCGGAGCAGAATCAAGCGGATGGACAAGAATTAATTTCAACGGATACGACTACGCCTCATGGACATTCCGCAAGGCTGAGAAGTTCTTTGATGTTGTGACTTATACTGGGAATGGCGTTGCGGGAAGGACTGTGGCGCATAATCTTGGCAGCACTCCGGCGTGTATGATTGTTAAGCGTACAAACGCATCTCAAGGATGGGCTGTTTATCATGTTGGCATGGATGCTACTAATCCTGAAAACTGGATGATGCGGTTAAATGCAACAGATGCAAGATTTGATTTAACTCCGTCAAGATGGAACGACACCGCTCCTACTTCTACAAATTTTACTCTTAGTGATAATGACGAAGTAAATGGCAATGGAGACACCTACGTAGCCTACCTATTCGCCTCAGACGCAGGAGGCTTTGGAGACGATGGCAGCGAGAATATTATTAAGTGTGGGAGTTATGTGGGAACAGGCAGTGCTACAGTGCCTAACCATGTTGAATTAGGCTTTGAACCGCAATACTGGCTTATAAAAAACACCACGTTTGCTGCCGCTTGGTG